CTGCAGCCGCAATGGTTTGTGATTGTGAAAACGTTCATCATTTGTTGATAGGGTTACGAACAGTACTGTACACATAGACAGGTATCACAGCCATGATACCAACCATGCCAATGACAGAAAGGATGATCTGTTGCTCAGCGGGCGCTAGTCCGCACCCAGTCCAAATGGTCATCAGTTATTACGAAAGAAGAAGGTACCGTTAGCAGTCTCAAAGCTACAGAAATCATAGCGTAGGTTGTGATCCCACACATCTTGCCAGTCTACAGCACTGATGACACACTCTGGGATCTGTGCATCAAGGACTTCAATGCACCAATACTCAGCAAACTCTTTCTCAGCATACGATGAGTAGCTATCGTGGGTGTACTCATAAGCATCCTCAAGATCACTGGCACTCTCAATGCCTATATCACTTAGCTCGTCCATGAACTCAATAGTCTCCTCATGAGTCCACTTCTCACCAAACATCTCAGTGATCTTATCATAGAGATCCTTCTCATCCTCACTCATGTCATCATACTCTTGTTCCATGGTATCAGTGTTGGTGGTAGGAGTTACACCTCGTGCATTCAGCAGCTCAGTGTAGAAGTCTACATACATAGCCTTACCACTATCGTACACATAACCTGCGTCCTTGATCATATCAGTGCGAGTCAGCTCACCTCTACTAATAAGGGGCATCTTGTCATTGACGTACTCAACAAGTGAATCACCCTTGAGCATAAACGGAACAACAGTGGTGGTAGTCATGTTAGTGCGTGCGTTTGTGATTGTGAAAGAAACCAATTACTTACTCAGGTGATACGAGGATATCTACATAAGCATAAGGATACATATTAAAGTAGGCATTGATGTTCATCTCAGCCTCACTATATGTATCGAATGACTCAAGGACAACATGGTTGCCTTCATCATCCATGCGAAAGATAGTGTACATCATTTAGACACAAGCTCATAAAGGTACTGATCAACATCCTCATTGTTACGAATAAAGGACTCGACATCCTCTAGTTCATAGAATGGGTCACCATCTACATCTCCATAAGGATCGACTAATATAAACTCCTCATAATCATCACCCATGCGTTGAACTAAGTCATAACTGGTGCAGTCTTGCACAGCATCACGAAGGTCATCAAAGGTAAACGTTGTCATTGATCTCCTTAATAGCGTAAATGGTGCCGACGATTAGAATAGCTAGGGCTAGCATCAGAACTCAATCTCCTCCATAGTAGGTGACGGCTGAGTCGCCATCTGTGCGGTTGGTTCAGTAAAGGTAGATGTAATCATCTCAAGTACAGCCAAAAGATCATTACCAGTAGCCGCCTTATTGAGAAGACCAGTAGCTACCTTGCGGTCGATGGTGATAGACATAGTTAACTCCGTTAGTGTGTCAGTAGTCAGTGATCAGTAGTGGGCTTCGTTGTCATCCTCAACCCAAGAGATGGAGGTGTACATAGGTACACTGTAGTCATCGAACTTGTAGCTATTGCAGTTAGTATCCATCCAATAGAAAGTGTTAACAGTGGTATCGTTCCAGGTTTGGTTAATGGTGTTGGTCATAGTGAACTCCGTAGTAGTTAGTGTTGTGAACAGGTACAGGTTGCCATGATCTAATGTTTAGTGTGCGTTAGCACGCACTATAGTGCATGTGGCTCTGCACTTAACATAAGATACGGGTTCGTGTAGTCAGGTAGAGTTGCTACCTATAACTACTCGCGGGATCGCTCGCTCCGCTAGTTCCGTCTTGTGACGAACCACAACTATTCTATTATCTAGGTGCCCGGTGAGGAGTGGCGGTCTCGCCTCCCCCACCGATGAACCTACCATAGCCCATCCAGGCCGCCCTGTCTAGCCCTAAATAGGCCTCCTGGCTACCAATTAGTCGTGTCGAGAGGGTCAATTAGGGATTCGGTATCGTGGTGTATGTCGTAATGGTCCTAAGTGATAAATAGCGTGAGTGTGAACGATGCATGTATATGCCCCTACAATGCCTCTCTACTGGTGCTGTGGTGTAAGTATACCTATTAACTGTTAGATGGGCCTTAGAGAGGCTTGTAGAGGTGACTGAGAACGTATTAGCACTGTTGGTTAACTGTGTTGAGGGGCGGAGACAGATCACTTGATATCTACCTAGTGTCATCATATCAACACACCACTACATATAGCGTTATACATTGCTTATTGCAATTCATTCTCAATAAGGCGTAGCAATAGATGATGGCAGTACCCGCTATCCCTACCCCTCCACAGTTACTAACAGCTATCCCCGTACTGTACCGCTATATACAGTGCTGTCTGTTAGTAACTATCAGTGCTGTGAGTCCTTGATCGCAAGAGGGGGGCACTGGGGGGAAATACGAGACCCCATGGCGATATAAGGCTTGTTAAATTTATGTTAAAAATTCAAGGGACTCCTACAAGCCCCCTGAGCGCCCCTCACCGCAGTTAAACAGCTAACACAGCACAAACACTAGGGAGGTGCTCTTGTAGCAGTTCATAGGCACCTTTAGCGATGATTCTATGTTCCAGTTGTGTCCCATTAGAGCACCGCAGTTGACAGTAGTGAATCCAGGACCGAATAGTACCGTTCATGTACAGTCGAGTAGGTGCGGCCATTGGTAGTACTTCTCTAGCACACTCCTTAGCTACCCCAGCATCCAGTAGGTCTTGATAGACACGATAACACTCTGAGTATAGATGATTGATTTTAGTATCAAAGAACTTCCTCTTATCTCCATCCAGGTCATCAATACTATTCTGTCGGTTCTTAGTATCTTGTCTACGAAGAGCTGGTACTTGAGCTACATCTGTAACTTGTGAGTACCGTTGACTAAACTCCTGGAAGCTAAAGGACCTATGACGTAAGATCTGTGCTGCTATACTTCTAGTAGTGTTAATCTCTACACACATATTAACCATCTCAAAGGGTGACCAATGTTGATGCTCGATTAGATACCTAATGAGTCGTTGAGAGGTCTCAGTATTAGATTGGTTAGATGGGTTACTCACACGTGCCATATAACTAATAAGTTCTTCAGCATTAGGTGTGATGTGTACCAGGGTGGCGGAGTGGGTCATTGGTGGTGGTCTAGTTGGTTGTAGGCAGAGATGTGGATGTCATCGTATAGTGTAGGTATATAACGCTGTCTAGTTGATACTGTATAACCCTCATCATCAAAGAATTGCTGACGTAACTCATTATAAGTACGTACAGGTCTAAACATGTAAGTAGGTTCTTTACGATATGTTCTACTCATAGTGTATACAGTAGAATAGGTAGTGATAGGATTCAGAAGGATTGGGAGAATCAGTACTCCAAGATTCAGTATTAGTTAGTGGAGGTTTGTGTCTTTGGAGTTAGTAGTACTTACAGAATGTCCATTCCCAGGGACATTAATAAAGAGGAAGATGTGTCTCGATAGAGGCATGTCTTCCTCCCTTCACGGGATCTGATCCACCCTTCAGCTCCCGCTTAACGGGTGGGATCTCAAGATCAATTCCAGCGCAATGGATCTCAGCAGTAGACAGTTGTAGTAACTGTCACAGGCTTATCCACATAGGAGTAGAGCTTTTTGTCTTACCTCTAGCCTTGCGTCTTTGCTCCAAATTCATTCCCATCACTAAGTGATTAGTAGCAGCTACGGGGTCATCGACGAATGTCTCAAGGATATCATTCCACTCCTCTTGCTTTCGCATCTTAACAGCTTCATGAGCTGAGATACCCATAGCATCTGTGAAGTACTTAACACCTTGTGCTAGTGAGTCCAATCTGTCGTCATGTTTAACGGCACCCTTCTCTCTACACATACGACTCATCTGATAGAAGAGCATATATAGTAGTCTCTCCTCAGGTGCTCCATCTTTATTAGAGTTATAGTCCCACTCTACCACAGACCTATCGACAATAAGACGATGTTGGTTAAGAATAGGTTCTAAGGCATCAATGATACGATCTTCCTTACGTACATTAGCACGCACTTCTTCTACGTCTATTGCTTGTTTAGTTTGTTGCAGGTGCTTCTTAAAGAGTTCTGCGACGATACCGTCTCCGAAGTTTGTTTCGATGAGTAGTTTAGTAACATTGTACCGCTTACACCCACGCAAGATGTCAAGAAGTGTATTGTCGCTATAACCGTCGCGATAAGCTCGTACTTCGTGAACGTAGAGAAAGCCATTCCTTTGTGATATGTATGTAGCTGCTGTTTCATCTGTGCCTCTACCACTGGGGTCAATGGAGCAGATGGTTTCAGTGTATGGTCCCCACTCCCCTTGGAGTTGCATTGGTGAATAAAAGTAGTCACCAGGGAGACCAACAGTGGGTAGGTCTTTGAGGATATTACGGGGGTCGCTGCACCACACCACAGCATCAGGTGCCTGTGTTGGGTTTACGCTTGTCACCACTAGGTCAGAGAACTTAAGTGGGAACTTCTCAGCGTCACTAAGTGCTGTGTCTAGCTGGAACTGTAGCATGAAGTTACTACGACCCATAGCAGCTTCACGTTCTACTAGATCTTCACCGGTGAAACGATCAGGATCTGTAGGGGTCCACTCCTCTATCCCCATCTCTATGTCTTCTAAGATTTGAGGAGCTAGGAGGTTCTCATACTGTGATAGTTTGTCCTTACGTGGGTAGCGTGATGGCCACACAAATGGACGATAGTTACGCTCAGCTAGCTTACGGTAGATGGTAAAGGTAGTCTGTGGAGTACCAAGGTACATGATACGACTGTCCTTTTTGGGTGTAAGGATTGACTCAGCCTCGGTACACAACTGCAATAGCTTTTCCCGCATCATTTCAGTCATAGAGTTACCAGGCACCTCCACGTCATCAAGAATCATTAGGTCTGCACGTGAACCAGTTAACTGACCTGTGATACCCACCGACTTAACGGATGGCGCTTGGTGAGGTGAACAGTTAACATCAAAGCTAATACGACTCCACCGTGCCTCATCACTCTTTGGCCTCAAATGTGATAGCCAAGGTGTTTCAATAATTAGCTTTTGTAGGAAGATAGACATGTTATCAGCACGCTCCTTAGAAGCTGAGATAATCATGATTTTCTTCTCAGCATCGTTAAAGAGTGTCCACAACACAAACGCTCCAGTAATCCAGCTCTTACCGACTCCTCGGAAGGCTTGGATCTGTAGTCGTTTAGGGCCGTGTTGTAGATAATCAGCAATAGCGTACTGAGCACGTGTAGGGGAGGGCAAGTCTAGTTGCCCCCACAGTGCTTGAAGGAAAAGCTTAAAATCGTCTTTAAGGGCGGTTAAAGTGTCCATATGGTAGAATGTACGTAAAGGAACCTAGAGGCCCCTTGTAGAGGCTCCTAGGTACCAATGGTGGAGGTTTAGTTAGATGGGACGTTTACCGAAGACACGATCAAACGCACTCCTAACTGGATTAACGATAAAGTATTGAGCTTCGTTAATGAGGTCAATGTTTTTGGATTTAGGCATAGCTTTAAGTTGAGCCACGCCAGTAGGGGTGTTAGCCATAACTGGTTTAGGAACAGGTATCAGTTGCTCGGCTTGTACTTTAGATTGTTGCCTACTAGCAGCACCAGTACCACGTTGTACTTCACGCCATTGTCCACCTTTTTGCTCCAAACCATAACCAGGTTTATCCATTAAAGTGTTAGTATCAGTGTTAAGTGGACGAAGTTTGCCACCAACATTGACCATGGTAACAGCTGGTTCAGGAGCACCTTGTAGATCACCAAGTGGTGTAAGTGTTTCAGCGGCAACAGGGATAGCTTCAGCTGGATTATCGCTAAAAAGTGCTCCACCAATTGCCAGTCCAGCACCAATTGGACTAAGTTTTGGTATCAATTTTTTAGCAAGTGCTCTATTTCCAACTGGTTCAGTGGCAAGTACAGGAGCTAATCGTCCACCAGTTTTAGGAATTTCAGGTATCAGTCGTTTAGATTTATTAACGTCTTGTGTAACTTCAGCTAAACGCTCGCTTGAAACTGGCCTACCGTAACGAGGGTCAAACCCAGTTTCCTGCATAAACAGTTTCTGCTCTTCCGCTAATCTACCAAATTGAGATTGAACGGTTTCATTACGATCTAATTGAGAACCAAAAATTAAACCAATTTCATCTGGATCTGGAACCATACCTCTTGCTTCGTATTCAGCAGTACGTTGAGCAATTAATTGATTCGGATCTACACCGTTAGAAATAGCTTGAAGGTCAGACTGTTTTAAGTGTTCAGAGCCTAAAACATTTAATTTATTTTCTGCAAGATCCCAGTTGGTAAAATCTTCCAACCAACCCATAGAACCACGACCTGTTTCAGCTACTGCTTTAATGTCACCGCGAGGAGCAGCACCGTGTAATTCATTTAATGTACCAATTTCAAGAGAACCAGCTCTTGCACTTTCAGCTCCACCATACTTATTAGCAAGCCAGTGGCCACGATGAAATGGTACACCAGTTTCCGCAGAAAGTTGCCTACCAATATCACCCATTTTTTTCCATTCAGCTTTTACAGCTTTTTCATAACGTGTGGCTTCTTCAATGCCACGACGAGCTGTAATTTCATCAAAAACAGGGCGAGGCAGACCACCTTCTGCCGACATATACTGACGACGATTTATGCTAACTTTACCTGTATCACTAATCGTTAGAGGTAGTCCGCTATAAGCTCGTTGCTTAGCAAGTCTTTTTTCTGGATCAGCTTTTAGTAAATCAGTAATTTTATTAATGTCTTCTCCAGTTTTAGCAGAACGAAGAGCTTTGTTATAGGCTAATCTAGACTCGACAAGCCTTAAAGCTTCTTTATCACTAATACTAGGATTAGTCACTTTAACTGCTTCGACTTTATTTTGAACAGTTTGGAGGAATTCCTCTAAAGATTTAAAGGAATGTCCCTGAGCATTTTTTGCTGGTATATAACCAGCCTTTTGGTAATAATCAAAAATAAGTTTTGATCCTTGAGGAGTGGAAAAGTCAGCTTGTGCAGCTCTTCCCCTAAGAATTTCAAATCTTTTTTGAGCTTTTGTTTTACCTCCAGGCATTTTACGAGGAACCATAATCAGCTCCCAACAACATTAGACTCACCACGTTGACGACGCTTACGCTCCTCTTCCATCTTCCGCATCATGTCCTCACGGCCAGCACCAGGACGTTGACGGGGCTTTTCTTGCTTAGCTTTTGGCTCTTCCTTTTGCTTAGCTTTGTACTCACCAAAAGCAGGACCCATATACTCCTTACCATTGGGGGCATCTTTAATAGTAGCTGAACCACCTTTGGCCTTAGGTGATAGATCCTTAGATGTCAGGTTACTACGACCTTGGCGACGACTCATCGAAGCAGCTTCCATTTTGGCTACATCTTCTTTAATGCGCTCAACAACCGAACCGCGATTTGTTTTTTTACGACCCGATTTGGGCATTTTGTTATTGTCCATGATTAACGAATGTGTGATAGAATTAATGTTTCCCTATTGGTAGGACCAAATGTGTCCCTCATCCATTGTAGCCAATTGCTACTTCCTTTAGCCTGATTGCATTTCCTACAGCTGGGTACCAAATTTGAAGTAAGGTCTTCGCCACCAAGACACTTAGGGCGAACGTGGTCAAGTGTAAGTTCATGTAGTTCATAAGTTTCTCCGCAGTATACGCATTGACAATTAAAGTATTCCTTAATTGCACGACGGTGTAGCCTTTTTGCTTCAGAGCTTGTCATCGTTATTAGGTTGTGGAGGTAGTGATCAGGACTAGGAAGTAGCGGTGTCACATCATTGGATTGGGAGTGGATCAGCCATACTTTTTACCCTTACGTGGGCGAGTACGGTTAGCTTTAGGGGACTCTAACTTGCCTTTATTGGGACCAGTATGGGAAGCATCCATACCATCACCATTACCATAAGTACCAAGCTTACGGTTTAGCTTATTGGCATTAGTACGGATCTTGAGACCCTCTTTAGTTCTGTTGTATTCAGCTTGTTGCTTAAGACGCTTAGCCTTAGCCTTAGGGTTATTCTTGTAGTAGTTAGACGTGCGACTTGCCATATAACCTCTTTTGGATAAGTTCAGGGTCTACCTTGGGCATAATGGTAGCGAGTTTATCAAGGGGGTTACCCTCATAAGCAACCCCAGAGATATCATTTTTAGATAACCAATCACAAGCTGCTTTTAGATCAGCAGTAGAGGCTTCACCTGATTTAATACGAGCCAGGAACTCTTTGGTTACAAGGTTATGCAGCTCATGGAACTGATCCTCTGTGGCCTTCTTATTAGCCATTTCTCAATACAATTTGATCTAGTTTGTTTTCGATGCGGATCATGTGATCCTCCATCTTTTGTAGGGCGTTAGCTAGCTCTTGCCTTGGTACGTACTTCTCAGCAAACCTTAACTCAATGGCATCAATACGTTTATCCAATTGATCCATACGTGTATTTGATTTACTATTCATAGCCGCAATACCGCCACCGATTCCAATCACTAGAGAAGCTACACCTGTTATGACGGCTTCAATCATTTCTTTTGGTTGATGATGTTAATCAGTTTAGTACTATAGTCAGGATCAGTGGCATACCCCTCCTTAACTAAAAGTCTGCAACACTCCTCCATAGAAGAGGCACGGTTGACTCCTTTATATGCTTTGTAATCCTTGTACCAACGTTGCGTCAAATACGACACACATGATTGTAGGTCTGGGAAATTAATAAAACCAGCAGTGATAGTAATCCATTGACCATCGATGAACTCTTTAGTCTCATGGTCAGTACCGGATCCTTTAAGTCCAAAATAGTTATGAGAACCAGATGTGTGCTTACCCCAACCACTTTCAAGTGCCCATTGAGCAGCTACTACCTGTGGAAACTTAGCCCCAGCTGCTTTAGCGGCAGTGATAACTCCCTCCCAAGTGTTCTCTACGGGAGCTAGTGGTTGCGCTGTAGTCGTAGGTCGGAAGGTCATAAACCAGCCAGTACCTTGACCTTCTACTTCCCAACGAGGTAGCCAGTTTTTCCAAGAGTACTTGACACTTTGTCCTCCACTACCGATAGTTACATAACCACCGTTGACGTTATCCATCTCACCGTATGGATCATGGAAGATACCATTCTCACCGTCATCACCGATGAGCAGCATCCAGTGTCCACCACCAACGGGGTTAGAGACATGTCCTTTGTGGAGGATACCTGTAGCTACGGGATAGCCTGCTTTAAGCTCATTGATTAGTGCTTGCTTAGTACCTTTTTGATAGAAGGTAGCAAAGACACCGTACTGCTGACAGGCTTTAACTTGACTTGTAGAGGAAGTAGTATCTCCGTACTTCAGCACTGTACGGAGGTAATCATCATCAGCATTACTACCCTTTAGCGAATCAGGTAGGAGGTACTTGACAGCCATAGCACACGTGGAGCTAAAGCACATCCGATCTCCATGGCCTGTTGCACTATCAGTTTGAGGGTAGTACTGCTTAACTTGCAGCAGTACCATGGTGATTACTTCCCTCTAAGGGTTCGACGAATACGACGCACTGTGTCATCTTCAGTACGTGTTTTGCTGAAATAAGCAGCAGCCATAGTAATGGCTTGAGTAACGCTGTTAGAGCGCCGCTTCTTAGTCATACCAAGGTATTCAGAAGCGATAAAAAGAATAAAAAAGGCAAGTGTCTCATAGGACACTTTAATGCCTAGGATGGTGATCATGGTTAAATTAAGTCACGTGTTTTTGTCATCAGCAATCCACCGCGTCAGCAAATTCTGGAAGGGTTTTAAGGTATTCGTAAGCTTGTTTAATGAAGTTATCAGAGCCTTCTATTACTGATGGTGTGAATTTATAAAATTGCATAGGTTCAATTGAGCCACCTGCAATCTTAACTTCAACTTGCAGCTCTTCCTTTGAACCAGTAATAGAGTCAACAGTGATGTAAGCATCATCAATAGTCAGAGTGGCATTTGGCTCAATGACAACCAAATTAGTGTTATATACAAATTGACGGCATCCATCAATTGTGATAGTTTTTGTAAGTGCCATGTTAGGTGATGTAATAGATAATTAACCGATTGTACTGCAGAATACCTGAAGGCTTCCACCGCCAGTTTGCATATAAAGACCACCAACTCCTTCGCTGAATGTTGGGTTAGTTGTTGTAGGATCGTAACTAGCTATGACTGTAGTACCAGTAGGGTTACCAATGGATACAAGATACCAGAATTGAACACCTGTTCCGTTAGCATAACCACTAATGTACACTAAACCGAAAATACCATTCTTTGCAGAAATTAAAGTAGGTGAAGTTGTTACAGTTATGTTATAACGTGATTTAATTCCGTTGTAAGCTGTAACTGTACCTGCATCTGCAGAGATATTACCAGCGGTTGCAGAGATGTTACCAGCGGTTGCAGTAATGTTGCCAGTAGCTGCAGTAATGTTACCTTCTGTCGAAATGTTACCATTAAGATAAAAGAAGGCATCGGCATAACCTGTGAGAAAGGCGCTACCACCACCAACTCCCGATGAACTTACATTTTGAATACGTCTAACAATACCAGTAGCTAGTTTAACACCAGCAGGGACCTGGACAAATGCACATGTATCGAAAAATCCTACAGAAGCTGCACCAAACACTGTAAAGTACTGAGTAGTATTAGTTAACAACCCGTAGCAGTTAATGAAATGAGCACCACTTCCTTTAGGGTTTGACGGTGTAACATCTACTAGCACATTTTCTGTAGCACTAACACGTTCAAACCAGCAACTATCAAATAACGTGGAACCAACTCCACGCAATCTAACAGCTCTAGTTTTGATTCCTTCAAAGTCACAAGATTGAAATTTCCACAAATCACCATAAGCAACATCAATAATAGCAGCAGCACTGTTACTGATTGTAGTATCGCCAAAAAAGTGACAATTAGTGAGGGTGTTTAAATTAGTTTGATTGCCCTGTGAGTAACTAGCAGGAACAGAACTAATTGCTGTATGTGTTGTATTGGTATTTATGTTTCCAATGTAACCGTCCCTACAATTAGACCAAGCAGCAAAAATAAAGAATCCGTCGTATGCGGTTTCTAACGATGTAGAAGTTTCAATATCTGAAAACTCTACATATGCTGTATAGTGGGTTTTATTGGAATGTCGCCAAAATGCAGCACCAGTTACGTTGGTAGCAGATGTTGTTACTACAAAGTTAGCAAACTTAAGGTGGAAAATTGGCCCAGTTGTGTCAGCTGGTACAAACGCTGCAGCGCCAGAAGTAGTAACTTTTAGCGTTGGACCAGACGATATGCCAGGTTTCTCACCATAGATTACAGTATTAGTTGTGACCCTTACATTGTTGACGACATATCCATTTGGAGTGTACGGGACATAGACCGCTTTTCCAGTAGCTATTGCAGCTTCAAATTTTAATGTATCATCAGTCACTCCATCACCAACTGCACCAAAGTCTTTGACGGAAACGACATCAGCAAGTTTAGCTGCAACAGTCCTAGCAGTCTGACCAGTAAACTGTCCACTATAGGTGATATTGCCAGCATTACTAACCGAACTATTAGTCAAGTTGTTAACACAAATAATGTCAACAACATCACCAACAGTAAGACCAACAGTGAAGGCAACACTAGTACCATTATCAGCAGCGTAGTCAACACCACGCTGTTGCAAAGCACCATTGATATAGACTTGCTCTCGTGTTGGAGAGTAAGCCAAGACACCACCATAGTCACCAGTACCGGAGAAGGTAGTCTGGCTAGCAGTAGCTACCTTACGCCACCGAGTATGACCAGGAATACCTAGGTTACCATAGCGATCATCAATGTACTTTTTAGTAGCAGCATCACTATCTGTAGTAGGTTCCCCCAAGTTATCAATTTGGAACCCATTCATATTGAGTGGACCAACCATAGGGTTAGAGCCATCAACATTAAGGGAGTTGTTATTAGTCTCTTGAGTAACGTATAGGTTCTGGGTGAAGTTATCGTTCAGGTCCTTAGCTCGAATAGCAGAACCAGAAGAGAAAACAGCTGACAATACTTCATCATCAGTATCACGATAGATACGGATGTTATTGGTACCAACCGGTGGTGCATTACCAGCAGTGAACAGGACCTGACCACCAGTCTTAGTTGTGTAGTTAAGTCCTTGTAGGTTATAGTGAGTGCCAGCAGTCTTCAGTACACCACCAACACTAACTTTAATATCAGTAGACTCAAGCCACTTAAAAGTAAAAGAAAAGGGTCCCAAATTGGACCCATTACCATTGAATGTATTTTGTGTAGTTGCCATTTAAGGTTATCGGTACATTTGGGTTAGTCGTTCAATCTCTGCTTTACGACGATCAGCAGCCCTGGCAGCGTCATCAATACGACCCTGTTTCATAAGGTTCTTATTGGTCAGGGATTCTTGAATAGAACGCCACATCGGTTCATTCTCTTGCTGCATACGGAGCTCAGCTGCTTTTTGAGCTTGAGACATGATGTCATTCATCACTGAATAGACCTCACTTTGAGCGGCTTGAATCTCTTCAGATGGACGGCCTTGAACACGCATAGCACGAATACGATCCAGTTGATCGTTGTACTTCTTGTTCTTACTGAGTTTGTCAAACTCTTTCCACAGTTGCTGCTCACCAATATAACGGTAGAGAGTCTCACGTTCCTGTGGTGTGTATTCGTGGTTACCAGTGCTGTCCTTACGAATCATTTGGACACCATCCCAACCGCTATCAATCAACCACTGACGCCAAGGCTCAGTACCTTCACTGATTTTAACTGGATTAACAGCATTCAGTGTACGAAGGATTGGATTGTCGATATCGTTGAGGGGTTTACCAGTGTAAATGTCGATCTGTTCAGGTAGTTGACTGGAGAATCCAGGTACCTTATTCATGACATAACCAACTAGATCCTTGTAGATATCCTTCTGGGAGCTGGTGATAGCATTGGAGACAACACCAAGAGCACCGGACAGAGGAATAGCAGCACGTACCTCATTGGCTAGGAAGCGAGAGATAGCAGTCTCGTCACCATTAGCAACAGCAACTACAGGCTCTAGACCAGCAGTCCATGACTTATTGACAAAGGTAGCAGAGATAGTCCATGCAAGCTTATCCACAAACGATTCAGTCAAAGTAGAACCGATATCACGCGAATAGAAAGCAAGGTCACCAACAAGAGTAAGAATTGTATCAAGCGGTTCATAGCCAGCATAACTGACCCATTTACCAGCAACATTGATGTGCTTAGGTTGCCAACCAAAGTTATCACGTAGCTTCTTACGCTCACCAGCGTTAACAGGACCGTTACCACGGATATTACCACCAAGGGCATAACCAAGGAGTGATGAAGCAGTCAGTGCACCAAAGGCTACACGACCACGGTATTCAGCCTCAAGACCCTTGAAGATAGCCATACCATTAGGTACACCATCATACGCAATACCGTGCTCCATAAGGGCTTCTTTGATCTTATCAAGATCATCACCAGCCCACAATACCTTGGAGTACCGGTTCATACCAGGCAGTGTTGCAATGGGTGTATAAGACATAGCCATCTTAATACCATTAACACCTGTCTTGGGGAACATGAAGAATGACTTGAGGATAGGCAGCTTATTCACACCACGAGTCAACCACGTAGCAGTCTCGTCATCTAGATTAAGTGCAATCTCACCAGCAGCATTCTTAGCAGCAGCATCGGTTAGGTTACCTACAGCATCGAAGGATTCATCGTAGGCCATCTTCTCAGCCCTAGCTAACTGTTGAGCTAGTTCAGCACCCTTATAGCCAATACTGGATACCTCATCCCATGCACGAGCACGAGCCATCTGAGAGGCAATAGTGGTCTGTACAAAGGAGTCAGCACTGATCATTGCATTGGTACCATATTTAAACCAACGCCAGTTACCAAGGTCATACATAAACCGAGCAAAACGGTATTGTGCAAGACGACCCCAGTTACCATCCTTCTCCCACACCTGTTCCATATCAGCAAGAGTATCCCAAAGGTTAGGCTGATAGTCAGTCACAAGGTCTTCACGTGCTAGTTCACGGAAGTCCATCTGATTGTCATTACCCCACTTACCGTTATTCCAGGTACGCTTAAACGTATCCCATGAATCATTCAGTGCACGCTTATTGACTTGCCAGAATGAACCATAAACATGGGTAGCTTTACGGAGATCATCAACAGTGTTACGACCCATCAATGCTCCGATACCTGTACCAAGGAAGGCGTTATTAGCACGGAGAGTAAGCGCAACAGTGTTACCAGTGATAGCCTTGAGAGCAGAGATACCAGACAGCATGTTGTTATAACGTACTGCCCATACACCTTGTGCAAAGGCATTAAGACCTTCATCACCACTCTTTAGTAGACCAGCTGGACTGAGTTGTTGAGCGCTCCACTTCATCAGCTTATCAAGAGTATCTACATCGCCCCTAGACAATGCAAAGGCATCGATCAGCGGTTGTGCAGCATCAGGACGTTCCGTAGCAATAGTACGGATCATATCCCGATAACCTTGTGCTTGAAGGTTCTTCTCTTGAACCTTAAGATCAAACTGTTCAGTAATCTGCCTAATAGCAGACTCCTTATCAGGTGCTTCTTTGAGGAACTTCTGCCAACGATCTTGGTTCTTAAGTGACCAACCTGCGATATACTTGTTTAGGGCATACTCTTCCATGAGGAAGGCAAGGCGATCACCAAGCATCTCAGTAGTACGGCTAAGGTCAGCAGTCTCAGGGAATGCCTTATAACCCTCAGCAATGTCAGCTACTTCACGTCCCACGGTATCCATGACACGAGCTGATGTCTCAGTAACAACTTGACCGATGTACTTATCAGTCAACTCACGCATAGCGAAACCAATGGCCTCTGCTTGGACATCATTGACGTACTTAATGGTACGACCATCAAGCAAGTTCTTCACGTCACGGTTATCAAGGAACAGGTTCTTAAGATCAGATACCTTATCAGTGCCGATGATATCGTTGTAGATTTTCCAAGCTGCATCACTCATTTGAGCTTTGGTGTACCTAAAACCCTGAACCATAGCATCGAAGTCACCAGTAGCACGAGTGCCTTCAGCTAAGTCTTCGATGATATTACGGGAGACAGCGTTACCCTTACTGAGATCATAGTAAGCACGTTCAGAAAGGATAGGAGCAGGAGTACCACTAGCTGTACCGAGCTTAATAGCAGTAGTATCAGCCATGTTACGAGCAACACTACCAGGAGGTAGGCTTAGAGTAGCAGTAGAACCATCAGGGAACATGTTGGGAGTGACCATAGGGTCAACACCAGTAACCCCTTCAGGATCGTCCATAAGGCGCCCCTTGCCTACTTCATCTACTTGGGTATCCCTACTGATCTGTTGACGCTCTACAAACGATTCTAGGGGGCTCTCAGTGAGATCTGATGCACCAGTTTCAGTGTACTGTTTGGTTAGTTTACTAGATTCGCCATCAAGTGCTTTAATCTGACTCTGCAGTTCACCAATGATATCAAGTTGTGCTCGGAGTGTTTCTTGGTCAAGAGCAGGTGTAGCAGCTACTTGATCCAGCTGTTGCTGTAGCTCCATTCGCTGAGTATCAATCTCAGACAAGCGAGTAGCGGTAGGTGCATCAGCATTAACCAGTACCTCGGAGGACATGAACTCCCTAGCTGTTGTGTCATTAGGCTTGAACCAATCCATTACTCCACGACCTGCAGCAGCAGAGTAACCAATGATATCACCAACAATACTAATACCAGCTGATTCGTAGATGTTCTTTTGGCGACGCACTTCAGGGGGATCACTGTCCTTCACCACAAGGGCATCAGGGACAGGCAGCCACGGTGCAGCTTCTTTCACAATCGTCGATACTGTATCGCCTTCAGATTGGTCACTGATAGCGTTGATAGCTACATCACCAGCAACATTAATACCAAGAGAAGAAAGACCACGTGCAACAGGACTACCAGCCATACCAGCAGTACCTACACGTGATGCAGCACCAACACCAATAGCTGGTACAAGAATAGAAGATACTTCCCTTACCTTTTGGAAGGCAGGATTCTTGTACTTTGTCTTAGCATCCCATGCGTCATCAATCCATTCAGCACCAGGAATACGGCCAATGGCGTCCATACCAAAGTCAATGATACCCATACCAACTGAGCCAAGACCCTCAAGGGTACGTTGGGCGTAGGTACCAATGTCCTCACCAAGGGTAGCATTAGGGTCGCCACTACCGTAAATAAATCCACTACCACGATTAAGTGGTTCTTGTGGTTGCTGTTGACCACCACCAGTAAGCTGTTGAACGGCTTGTTGTTGGGGAGACTTAACAGGTTGGACATTACCAGCTGCCTTGTTCTCAGCTGGTGTAGCCTCCTTGTACATTGTCTGTGGAGCAGTCTTAGGACTATAAGCTGGAGCTGCCTCTTCCAAGGCTTTAGCTTCAGCCTCCTCTTCAGCAATAATGCGATTCAGCTCCTCTTCGTCAACATAGGGGGATTGTGTCATACTGATTTACCGTGTAAGAAACTGAAACGCCGTCCATCCGGCAGTTGAATAATTACCATTGATCCCCATCGGGTTTGTTGTTTTGATACAACACGTGCTCCATTACGTACAAATACTTGAGTGTTGTAGGCAGTTGGGTAGTCAATACCATGAGATCCACGAGCTACATGTTGATCGAAGTCATCACCACGTCCAGGAAGACGCTTACGTAACTCACCAACAGGAATAGTGCCAAACTCTGGATCCTTCACAACAACAAAGTTATCCAAATCATGAACATTAAACCTAACCCTAAACTCACTCTTTGGTGTATTAGGATTATCCTGTTGTTTTACGTCAAGGTGAGGTTGACCAGGGGAACCAAGGTCACTAGTGATATAAGCAAGTGTAGGACGCATGAATGCTTGGTTACGTGCAGGAGTAGCAGCAGGCGTGTACGGTTGATCTACGTTCACACCCATCTGCTGCATAACACGGATAATCTTACTAGGATAAGCAGCCTCACCACCAGCATAACCACCAGCTGCAATTGCTTCAATAGCTTGACGTGGTGTCTTAGCCCTAGAGAGACCAGGTGCATATCTAGGATCAGTCATAAGATTCATGAAGTCCTTAGCAGATTCAAGGGGAGAAGCATAGTCTCTCCAATAGGAACCGTTCTTTTGAGTACCTTGACCAGGGCGTGCTTTAATGTTAAATACATTATTCTTACCACTGGTGTACTTACCCCATCCACTTTCCAGTGCCCACATAGCAGCCATTACCTGAGGGAATCTAAATCCAGAGGCATTACCAAGTGAGACAACATCAGCGAAACCACTGTTACCTGTACGTACAGTAGCAGGAGCATTGCCACTACCAATGATAGTAGTATTAAGTCGATCTTGAGTAAGAGGTTGATCTAAGATACGACGCAGCACTGGATCATTGATTTGGTTCAGTTGATCTCTAAAGCCTGGCTTTATGCGACCAGGTAGATTAGCTGCTTGTAGTTGAGCATTTAGCATTTGGGTAGGTGTCATCCCAGGATTAGACCTATGCAGTATCGTGTAAATCTGTGGCATAGAAATAGGCTTACCGTTAGCAATACGGTTGTCTATATCTACCAGTAAAGCTCTACTTGCAAGTAATTCTGTATTGATGATACTAGGATTAGCTTTATAGCGTTTAACCACATTTTCCGATTGAATGATATCAACACCGGTAGGAGCGCCTGCATGTTTTCCTGGAGTAAAGGCTGCGTAGAAGGCTTGCGTTTGCCCCTGTTTAGCCGAAGATGATGCAATGACGGTAAACGCACCAGCCTTCTTTTGAATTTGACTTACTACATCTAAACGAGCTTGTTCTGCAGCCTTTGAAGGCTCCATTGTTTTAGCATATTTTTTGAATTTTTGATTATAAAGATTCAAAGCATAAGCAGAAGCACTACGTAAACTAAAGTGAGCACTGCGATTAGTGCTGTCACCAATTAAGTTCTGCTTAAGTGCATCCGTTAATTCAGACTTGATTGTCTCCTGAGAGATACCAGAGTCAGACCGTTGCTGATCCAACTGTTGAGCACGGTTACCCCATGTCTCCCGTACCTCAATAGGTACACCAGGTTGATTTACATCATCAGCAGTAAGTGTACCTTGCTCATACTGTTCACGGAACTGTTTAGTCCAGAAGTCAGCATTCTGTTGTTCAGTAGTGAAGGCAAGGTATGCTTGTAGACGATCAGTGTTAATCCCCTTTGTCTTAGACTCTTTGATAATAGCTTGGAGAGTTTCTTCATTGGGATTGTTATTCTTCACCCAATCAAGAAGCTGATCCTCTTGCTTCTTATTCTCACGACGTTCTTGTGCTTCAACAAGCTGGAACTCAGCCTCTTGATCCTTTTGTCGTGCATTCCTCAGGTCATCAACATCACGAGGGAATCGGTCGAACCAACTACCTTGGTCTGTCTGAGCTTCTTTGAGCATACGCTCAACATCAGCATCTGAGTAACGAGTAGTGTCAGCTAGTTCCTTAAAGATCTCAGATTTAGCAGTTGCATTACCAACAGGGGTAACACCATCCTCTCTATAGCTACGTGCAGTAGTTCTAAATGCCTCAGCAAGGCTTTCTCCCGTCTTGATGCGAGACATACCACTGAAGGCATCATCGCGCATCGTTGATGATTTGTTGACTACATCTGACTTCCTAGCAGCTTCAACATAGGAGTTATAGGTTCCCCTCATTTTCATAAGGGATGGTGCCATAAAGTCAGCACTCAGTCCGAACACTCCATTCTCTTTCAGGAAGTCACCAAAGATACTTTGCATTGCTGCAGTGCGATCAGCTGCAGTAACAGCTCCCATCTCATCCAACTTGGATTGAGCATAGTTGGGAAACTCAGCAGTGAGGATCTCCATGTGAGCTTTAAGGCGACCGTAGTCACGTGCCTTATTGCCAGTGAGGAGACCGGTAACAACAACAGGATCCAAGCCTCTTGACTGGAATCCTTCAGCGATTTGATCCTGGGCTTCACCACTCTGCTTAAGGAGTGATTCAGCACCAGCTACTGCTTGCTGACGTTGAGGTGATAGACCGCCTGTAGCTACTTCCATGTAGCCAGCCATCATATCGGACTCTTCTTTAGCCTTACGGTATTCAGTAAGACCTTCGGTAAGTGTTGTACTGAATTTAGAAAGACTTTCAAAGACAGCTTCTGCGTTCTTACCACGCTGTAGCTCACTTTGGATCAGTGTTTGAGCATTCTTACCAATAGCTTCCTGACGTTGCTCAGCAAGCTTCTTCTCCCACTGATAGTTCTGATCACGATCTCGTGCTTCAATGCTGAGCTTACGCTCTAGACCAGCACCATACTCGTCTCGTACCTGCTTAATTTCCCTACGGTTTTCCTCCATACCACGTATGATACGGTTGTCGCGTTCTTGCATACGAGCAAGACCTTCCGTAGGTGCTTTAATAGGATCGAAACCTATACTCCGGGCGTACCCTCTGTAACTTACTTGATCCATTTATCTTAACGAGAACTTGGTATACCCCAGCTGTTAGCTGAAATGTTATTTAGATTAAGCGAACCAACACCAGACTTACTGCTACCAGAGCTACCAATAGCACCAGCAATGCTACTCAAACCTTGTGTAGCTGCTCCAATCCATGAACCTGTAGACGATGCCATAGCACCTTTAATTGGTTTAGGACCGAAGTCAAACTTCTTGGGCTTACGTGGTTTGAGATACTCAGCACGTGGGGTAGTAAGAGGCTTAGGCGGTTGAGGAAGACGATCAGGACGTAGCATACGACTAGCTTCTGCCGCAAGATCTGCACCAAACTTATCGTTAGCAATCTTACGTAGAGCAGATGCTGTATCAGCCTTAGCACTTAACAGCGACTCAGCAAGGATTGCTTGGTTACGACCAAGAGCAGCAAACTCAGCTTGTTCCATCTTCTCTGCACTCCTACCTTGCTGACCTTTAACAGCAGCGACACCTTCAGACTGAAGTGCTTTGATAACGATATCTTGATTCTGGAAGGCCATCTCTTTCATGGTGTCTTCCAGTTTACGATACTCAGCTTCTTTAGCGGCAGCTTGTGCCATCTGGTTGAAGGTAAGTTGCTGACCGTAGATCTGCTCAGACTTAGCATATTGCTTCATCTGAGAGGCGTGCTCAAAGTCTTGAATCTTTAAGTTGTACAGCCAGTCTTGTAGGTTGGTAGCATCTTTGAATGCACCAAGGGTCTCTTCATTCTTTTCATTAAGGCGCCATTGTTTAGTACTGTGACGCCAGTCAGCCATGGTGCTACGCTTACCATAGCGCCAAGCTTGAGTGCTGTATTTATACTGGGCTTCAATAGCAGCATTTTGAGCATCAGCCTCAGCTTGCCCACCAAGGCCGCCCATGACGGCACTACCAATCCCGAGGATTGCGCTAATTGGATCCATACTCAGGTCCTCCGATAGAAGCCAGGTGCATATTGTCCCTCCCACTGCATAGACACAAGACTAACAGGGAACGGAGTATTTGATGTTACTTTCATTGTATAGTTGTCTGGCCTTTGATAGATTGGAACTTTATAGACATAGGTATCACGGAATGGTGAGGTATTAGATAAGTAGAAGTCACCAAGCTGTGCTCCACTAATGCTAACAAAATCAGGTCTACTCCTATCTCTAATGCTAAAATAAATATCACCACCAAGACCTGTATAGAATGCCATACGGGATGTGGTAGTAACAGCAGTATAGTCAACACCCTGTTGACCCATGTTATAGTAGTATCTAGGAAGTGTTACCTCCATATTATACTCATAACCAACATAGATGTAGTTACCACTAACATCACCAGGGATGTTGAAGTATGTACCACCACCATCAGTTAGGAGTGTAGCTGTATTAGTATAACCAGATTCAGCACCAGGACTAGCTCCTTCAAGCAAACCTACAACATACCTGATTGTTTTGGTGGTATTGAAGTATATAGGTAGGTATACCTTAGTGATATCAGTGGCTTGTGTGTATGTAGGTACAGTGCTTATTTCAGACCATGTGTCTAGATATGGATCGACAGCATTACCTAGGTTATTGATAAGGCCACCAGTACTAGGTGCAAGTACTAGTTTATGCTCACTAACAATGTAACCCTCAGTACCACTAGTGAGTACGTAAAGTACATCACTTTGAATGGCTGTATGAATTACATTGGATGGTAATTGCCACTTTACCCAGGAGGCCAGTACACGCTCATCTCCTTGGTCATAGAACCTATAGAGGTACATAGTGGGGGAAGTCCTACTAGAGGCCACCCACAGGCCATTCTGGGCGCTTCCAGATGCCTCTGTGATACCTTGTGGGATCCACTCAGGAACGATCTTACTTGTCTCTGAAACAGTAGGTGTCTCTCGTTGTCCTCTGACAAAGATCTCAAATGCTCTAGACCAGCTTTGGTTGCGGCTAACGTACAGTACAGTAGAACCTAGATCAATAGGTTTGATGTAGCGATCACATTCGTAGTTAGCGATTGTACTGATTGAGCAGTTAGCAGGTGTCCATGCACCATTCTCAGCTTCCATTAGGAACTGTTGGTTATCACTAAATAGCAATAGACCCTGAGTAATTGGGATGACTGAACGTACAGTAGCAGGTTTAATGCTTGCACAACTGAGATCAATAGGATCAGCAGCAGTGATGGTAGTAGCTGACTTGTGGTAGAAGTTATAGTAATCTCCAGCTTGAGACATGGAGACATTATCCTGAGTTAGGAATCCGAGCCTATTGTTAAATAGAAAGACATCCTGAATGGTATTACCAACAAAGGTAGGGTGAGAGTTAGATTCATCATCACCAACCAATCGTGGTTCCCATAGGAGTGGTAGGTTATTAATGGTCTCGGAACCATCAAGGAAAGTAGCCCTAAAGGTAAGAGGACTTAGACTAGTGCGAATTAACGCTACAGGCATTGTAGCTGCATTGAATCCAATACTAACATCAGGGGCAATAGTCTCCTCCCAATATCCAGCATTGAATGCACCAGTTACAGTGACATTACCACTAGTTGTCTGACTGGTACCTGAGGTATAAGTAAATTGAGTAGTACTGCTAACAGTGACAACATAGGAGCCTTGTACTCCAGTACCTGTGGAGAAGTATACGTTAGCTAGTTGACCGGTTACAAGACCATGATCAGCTGTAGTAGTTACTGTTACAGTGGTTCCAGATTGACTGTAAGTACCTGCAGCTCCAAGAGTAGTACCAACAAACTTAACGTAATAGTCATCAGCTGCACCGGAAGTGTTGATGATCTTAACAACAAGACCACTAGCACACTGCTCTGGTAGACGTGTGATATTATTAACAGAGTTGTTAAAGACTCGAAGGTAGTGACCATCTGTACTAGCATTACCACCAGCAACTGAGACAGTCATATCAGCTGTGCTTGTAAGTACTAAAACACCATCTACAATTGTCTTAGTGAGACCAAGTCCAGTAGGATAACCAATAGCAGCATTGATACCTTTCATCACCGCCTCTACTGTTAGGTTGGTACCACCAGTATTAGACGGGCTTGTATAAGTGTAGTTCTTCCTATTGATGCTAACAATATAATCTGTGTCATGCTCTACAATGAGTAGAGAGATAACAGCTTGACGTAGTGGATTAAATGTAGGTGCAGCAAGTGCTTGTACTGTCTTCTCACTGTTAACGATATAGGTGAAGTCGTTAATAGTAAGTGTCTTGATGCTACGGTAATCAGTAGCAGTGAGATAGCTTTCAATAGATGCTTGCTTACCAGCTGGATATGTGATGGTAGCGGCAGCCCCAGTTAACATATTCCATACTTTAGGAACACCAGCAGAAGATACAGTAGCAATGTACTTCTCTTGGTTATCCCTAAACATACTAAACCATGTAGCTGAGTTAGCAGTATTAGCAGTGAGGCTAGCTAACTTACCTAGAAACTTACCACCTGGACGCTTAAGCATACCAAGTGTAATATCAGGGTAGCAGTTGATTGCTTCTTTAACTTGGCCCAACAGCATCTTCTCATCAGCCTGTTGAGAAACACCACCAATGAAGTTAGGTATACGTTGAGATACTGAAGTCATCGTGCAAGAGCCTTAAATGGTTTGTAGCTATTATAGAATCCATCACCTTGCTTGAAACCAAACATAGTGTAATCACCTTCATTGCATTCATACTCAATACAGTTAGCCCTACGCCATGTCTCAAATGAAGCCAGAGCTTGGGTAAGGTTCACATCACCAACAAGACGAATAGCACAGCGAGTAGCAGCTCGTGATGTGATGTAATCCCTAAATACTTGAGGAAGATCAGCAAAGTCGTAATACCAGACCACATCTACTTCATAGGTCTCAGTGGTATCCCATACATCAGTGTGGTTAATCTTGTCGTACAATCTACCATTCCTAATAACAGTGTCATAGTTGTTATTAGCAATAGTATCACTTAGGTCAATTTGTAACATACTACCAGTCATCTCTAGATAACCGCTAGATGTTGGGGTGAGGGGATATTCAACCTCTCGGTTAAACGTCCAACCTTCTGCCTGTACCTCCCGAGAGACTTGTTGCAAAGTCTCATATGCAATTGCAACTTCCGGGTTGATTACAGCTTCGACAGTAGTACCATCTTCATACGTGATGGTCTGTGCCTCGATGGTGGTAACAGGCGCCTGACCAATAGACGCCAGAATTTCATTAACAGCTTGTAGCTCAGCCTGAGCGTTATTGGTTATCGGCATAACAATGATGTTATAAAAGAATTAAAAAAAAGGGACCCCGAAGGATCCCCATTTATACTAATTAGACGTTAGTGACGTTGCACTCAACGGCAGGATAAGCGATGCGGAGATTCTTGGTCACCGACTTAACCGCAGAATCGGGGACAGCAGAGCCATAACCACTACGGGTTTTAGCTACAGAAATACGTTCTGCATCAGTTGTGCAGATGCCGCTTGCATTAGAAACAGCCATGAATAATTACCTCAGTTGGTATAAGAAACAGTGTCAACACGGAAGGTTGCACTAGTAGTGCCAGCAACCGACAGCACATCACCAACGCGATAGCCATCACCACCAGCAGCTACAGTCTGACCGGTTACCACACCATCAGTAACAGTAGTGGTAAGAGTACAGCCAGTGCCGTTGATGTTGTCATCAGTGGTGGCCTTAGTACCAGCCACTTGGCCAGTACCACCACCAAGGCGGGTTACGGTGACAACCGTACCACCTTCACGACCAGGCTCAATAGGAGGACGCATGTAGGCAGTTTCACTAGTAGTGATGCCTACACCGTCAACAAGTGCGAATCCCATTAGACTTCTCCTTTATCAGGAGCGAGCCGACTGCAGCTCAATAGCAGCAGCGGGGTTCAGGGTACCGCAGCCCATAGCCAGACGACCAACGATCAGGTCACCCTGGTACATAACCGACACATCACCAGAGGTGGTCTGCACAGAAGGAGCGATAGCTTCCACAACACCAGCAGCATCCTTGTAGTAGATCAGACCACAGTGGGTGCTGAAGTTACCGGAGTAGTCGTTGTTCTCACCATTGACGGAAGACACGCTACCAGCCAGGAAGGGCAGGTTGTTGGAACGCTTGATGGAGATACCAGCGATCTCATACAGGCCCTCACCGCTATTCAGGTTACCCTGGGAGGCACCGAAGTCACGGTTGAGGATATTCGAGTCGACTTGCGACACGAGTGCATAGTACTGGCGCGGGGACAGCACAGCGGTACGACCTTGCTTGGGCAGGTTCTTCTCATCGAGAATAGAAGCAGCTTCAAAGAAAGCGTCAACCAGTGCCTGAGCATCATACTCTTTGTTAGCACCGAGTTGGATCACAGAACCGCCGGGCTCAGGACCAGGAGCGGCAGTGATGGGGTGAGCTTCACGAGCAGCCTTAGCGATCTGACGGAAGATCTTCTTGTCATATGCCTCAGCGAGAGCATAACCGATCTTCTTGGCGATCTCAGAACGCAGGCTGTAGTGAGCCAGAGTCTCATCCAGATCATACACGAATGCACTGGAGATCAGCAGGTCGTCACAGACGATGGTCTTCTCAGCCACCGGAGGATCACCACTGCCCAGGATCGGAGTACCGGGTTCGTGGTAAGCCGCTTCCATACGGCCGGTGAAGATGAACTGCATAGCCTTGCCGTTACGCAGGGTACGGCTTTGGACAGTGCCCTTAGCGATAGTCGCACCTTCATAGGCTTTGAACATCTCGCCAGAGAACAGTTTCAGATAAGTTGCGTACTTGGTATCATAAGCAGTACCAAGAGCAAGGGGGGTCGAACTAGTGTTATTAATCCGACCTACAGGAGTTACAAGAGTGTTAGCCACAATAGTTTAAGAGAGAGTTGTTTACGATGTAGTCCTCTCTAAGCGCTTAGAATTTTGTTGTCATTTTTGGTGTCGTCTCTCCGACTGTCATGGCAAAGGGTATCGGTCGTAACCGGCCTAAGCCAAAGAAAAGGAGGTCCTACTCTGAGGTGCCTCCAGTCCAGTTAGGGCCAGGCAGCAAGCGTACCAGCTTGTACCTTAGTACCTTTAGGGCTCATCTCAGTGAGCGTTTGATTAGCCTCACCATATGCAGTTGCAAAGGCAGCAGAGCCTGCAGTAGGTGTGACATATTGAACAGTGACCGAAGACAGCTTCGGATCAAAAGGATTAGCGCGTGCCATAATTAACCAATAGAAGGTGCAGTATGCGTGGCCAGATCAAGTGGGAAGTTGTGAGCATTACGTTCATGCATCACTTCAAAACCAAGACCAGCTCGGTTAAGAATGTCAGCCCAAGTGTTAATCACTTTCCCTTCAGAGCTGACAAGGCTTTGGTTAAAGTTGAAACCATTAAGATTGAAAGCCATGGTCGAAACGCCCAAAGCAGCAAACCAAATACCAACAACAGGCCAAGCAGCAAGGAAGAAATGAAGGCTACGGCTATTATTGAAAGATGCATATTGGAAGATCAAACGTCCAAAATAACCATGAGCGGCAACGATGTTATACGTCTCCTCTTCCTGACCAAACTTGTATCCATAGTTCTGAGATACTTCTTCAGTCGTTTCACGAACAAGACTAGACGTAACCAGACTGCCGTGCATCGCGCTAAACAAAGACCCACCGAATACACCTGCCACTCCAAGCATATGGAAGGGGTGCATAAGGATGTTATGTTCAGCCTGGAAGACAAGCATGTAGTTGAAGGTTCCCGAGATACCCAAAGGCATAGCATCAGAGAAGCTTCCTTGGCCAAAGGGATAGACAAGGAATACAGCGGTAGCAGCCGCCACCGGGGCAGAATATGCGACACAAATCCAGGGCCTCATCCCTAGTCGATAGCTAAGTTCCCACTCCCGTCCCATGTAAGCATAGATGCCAATGAGGAAGTGGAACACTGTAAGTTGGAACGGACCCCCGTTGTAGAGCCATTCATCAAGTGAATTAGCTTCCCAAATTGGGTACAGGTGTAGTCCGATGGCATTGCTGCTCGGAACGACGGCTCCCGATATGATGTTGTTTCCATACATTAAACTCCCAGCAACGGGCTCTCGGATGCCATCAATATCGACAGGGGGAGCCGCAATGAATGCAATAATAAAACATGTAGCAGCGGCCAACAGTGTTGGAATCATAAGGACTCCAAAGTGACCGATATAAAGACGGTTGTCTGTACTGGTTACCCAGCTCAAATAAGAGTCCCAGGGGTTAGCCTGAGACTTAGGGGCTACTAGAGTAGTAGTCATGTGTTGTTAGTTAAGACGTGTTACTTTAACTCGTCCAACTCCAGAGGCAGTGAGACCGATAGCATCAGCCGCACCTTTACTGAGATCAAGACTCCTACCATATACGTAGGGTCCACGATCATTGACCGTCACCACGGCACACCTCTTAAAGCACACCTTCAAGCGTGTACCAAAGGGGAGTGTCTTGTGCGCTGCAGTAAGGCCGTTTTGATTATATCGTGATCCACTCGCAGTAAGGCTACCGTTAAATCCGGGACCATACCAAGAGCTAATCACTGACAGAGTAGTTAGAAGAGGGATCATAATAAGATAGCAAGGAACATTTATATTTCCATCTACTCATTAAGGCTCAGCACTACTCGCTAGGGGCTGAACCTCTCTAGTCAGTTACTTCTTTTTAGCTGTTTTAGCTGCCTTCTTGAATTGAGCAGCAGTAGGAGCACCGGGTGAGCCAGGTTTCCTCATCTTCTCATCAGAACCAGCTTTAATACGCATACGCTTAGCATGAATGTTAGCGTACAAACCAGGCTTAGCCATTTAACATTTCCATTTACGGAGGGCTAGTGCTTTGCGAGTAGGTCTACCCTTCTCGTCTTCCATCGGTCCCTTCACACCACCCATACGGGCACAGAAGGAACGTTTACGTGGCCCTCCTTCAGGCTGTGGAGCCTTTAGGTTAGAACCAGTAGCCTTGTTATATTTGGCACGACCAGCAGCCGTAAGGCCACCAGTGCGTGATTTATGTACGCCAATCTTCAGACTGACGTTACTTTTTCTTTCCGCCATGACCACACCCACAGGGTTTACCTTTAGCCTTGGCCATTACTTTTTCTTTTTAGGTTTGGATTTACCAGCACTACTGAGAGCAGCAGCTACTGCTTGTTTCTGAGGATAACCTTCTGCCTTCATCTTGCGGATGTTAGCAGAGACAGTTTTGTCAGAAGAACCTTTCTTGAGGGGCATGATTTTAATTTACCTTAAGGTGCTATGTTTCTTATTAAAGGATATGTGCTAAAGCTTTAATAGGGAGATTCCTTATTAAAAGATACCAGGAATGATTTGACCAGTTACGATATAAGCGCCAATAGCAGCCACGAAACCAAGCATAGCAAGGCGACCGTTGAGGAGTTCAGCACGCTCATTATGAGGAACAGTATAGGATTCGTCGGTGTACATGGTGGGTTCTTTAGCGAAGATGTTGGTGTCGTTCATTAGGGTGCGGCTTAGCAGCCACTAAAATTGAATGTTGGATCGTTCCAGTTTATCTGCTACATCAGCACGATAAGCTGGGTCTTTATCGTAGCGTGGGTCACTCATTGCAGCTACCAGCTCTGCTTGAGAGCGGAAAGCGTCACCAGTGTTCCTAGGAGCACTGCCAGTGAGCATCTCCCCATCATACCCTACAGCGTCTTGGTATCGTGCATTCAATGCCTGTGCAGCAAAGAACATAGCAAGAGGGTCGCCACGATCCATCACTGCATCATACATAGCTACCTCTTGCTCAGAGAGATTCTGACCAGCCCATTGAATCATGTTCTGGTATTCAGTGTCACCGCCAACTGACTCTTGGATCTGTGCAATATCATCTGAGGTAGCTTGTGGTGTTTGCTGTTGTGCCCCACCTTTCTCAAGGAACATGTTAGCTACATCAACAGGGTTCATACCCTCTACTTTGCTAACAAGTTCAGGATCCCATTCACCAGTACGGTAGGACTCCATGATAGTATCATAGAGATCTACCTCATCGTTCTCCTCAGGTTGCTCCTCTTCTTGAGGTGCTTCCTCTTGTGCCTCTACTTCAGGTTCCTCTTCTTTACCACTGAGACGTTTCTGTAGTTCAAGGTAACCACGCTCTAGCTCCTCTGCTGACTTATACTTACCAGCCAACAGCTGTTGTTCTTGCTCCGCTAGACGTTCACCAACTTGCAGAGAATCAAGCTCTTCAGCAGAGAACTCACCCTCTGCTTGTTCATACGGATTAAGTGTAATTTCGTTTGCCATTTGCTGTGATAACGGTTAGATTTCCAAGACCTACTGTCTTGACAAAATCGGGGGAACGACCGATGGTGGGTTCACCAATCTTTGTACGCTTCATGTGAGGCGTAGGTTCATTGGTTTGATCATCAACTGTGTCAACCGAAGGGACTTCCTCCGGGGATGTTGCTTTCTTGTTCGATCTCTGGGATCTCGTTGGTGTTTGTTTGTTCATTTGATCCGTTCAATAGGTCTGGATTCTTTGTAGGATCCATCAGTGGAGCCTTAGCCATGTTAGGTGCTTGTTTCAAAGCCTCCATCTGCATAGCTTGCTGTTGAGCCGATGCTTGTTCTTGCTGCACTTGACTCATAGACTTAACAAGGTTCAGTACATCAATACCTTGAGCAGCAGCAAGACGCTTAACAGCTTCGTCTACATTAAGGAATGTGCTCAGTGCTTCAGGTCCAAGTGTTTGAGCAATGACAGTAAAGAACTGAGTCAGTGACTCTCGATCTTGTCCTCGACCAAGTGCATTGATACCAGCAACAATAGTAGGACGTACAAGATCTTTAGGGATACGAGGAATCTCTTGTGTCTTCTGCAGCACAGAGAGCTTACGATTCAGATAAGGTACCAAGAACTCAACAGTCAGCAGCGAGAATAGGCCACCAAGCTGTTGCTCTAGTTCCATCTGAGTCATACGTACTTCCTCAGCAGTAGTACGCTCACTGTTACGTACGTTGAGGATAAGGAATGCTTCACTCAATCGACGTTCTAGTACGCTAGCCATCTCCATAGCAGTCTTGAAGTCTGCTGTTTTACCGACTTGTACAACAGAGATGTCATCAGGTCGTCCCTGAATGATAGCTCCGTTGCCCGCAGCAGAGAGTGTCTGAGGTTTGGTAGTACTAGAGGGGGAGACAGTAAAGACCACCTTAGCAGCGACTGCAGAGCCCTCCACGAGTGCTTGCATAAGAGCTTCGAGTGAACGTAGGTCACCGAGGAACTCTTCGACTCTACCACGACCAAAGGCTTCACCATCTACTACATTAAACCTAAGCACCAACCAAGGGTTAGCATCCAACGGTGCCTTACCTTGGGAGCTAGGGATGATCTTATCAAAGACCTCTTGATGCCACACAAGACGGTTATTATCTCGTCTGACATGAGTATAAACATCTACATCCTCTTCATTATCAGCTCCGTCCTCACCAGGTGAGTTAACAGGGAGACTAGTGTTAATGATAGGTGCAAGGAGTTTACGACTGATGCGTTCACGTGTAACGATCTCTAGGATGTCACCGTTACCATCTCGATCTACGACATACCTGTTCAATGGATATAACTTAAGCCCCTTAGGACCCATATAGATCAACGCATTACCACCTACAACCAGATGCTTTAGAGCTTGGTGTACGGTAACACGATCACTAGATGCTGCAATAATTTCCATGACAGACCTCTCCATCTTAGCGAAAGAGATATCAAGGTCTGATCGTGCCTCTGCTGGTAGATCTACACCGATCTTTGAATCATCGATCTGTAGCTTAAAGAAGCTGGTTTGAGGAGGTAGGAGAGCCAACATCAATTTAGATGCTAGTGTCACTACACCCTTTGCACCAACACTTTGCCATGGTGTAATCAACCTAAGATTAGTTGACCGTCCTACATCATCATCCTGTTGGATAAGAGTAGGAAGTGTCAACTGAGAGCACTGTACAGCTGTGTCGAGAAACGTGGAACGATACTTACTTAGATAATCGTATCTTGATTTAGCTGACATTTACTATACGCCTAGTGTATTGGTTTGTGGTGCTACTCGTTGTGATCCAAGACCTTGTGCGCCGCGCCCTGCTTTTTGGCGGCTGCTTTGCTTACGACGAAAGCCTTGTGACCAGTTAGCGAGAGCTGTTTGGAATGGATCCATAGTTGTAGCGACAGTAGGTTCAACCACAGCTGGTACTTCCTCTTGGGCAGCAGTAGGCATAGTAGTATCCCCAGTTGCAGGTGTAACACCAGCAGTAGGTACTTCAGTGGTGGCAGCGATGCTTGGTTGCATCAAACGACCAGGTACCTCATATGGTTTACCGATACCTCGAACTGTTTGACGACCACTAGGCATGAGGTCCATACCACGTGGAAGAATAGTACGAGCTACAGGTTCTCTAACACCACCAAGTTGTCCTTTGATCATGGTACCACCAAACCCTCGGTCGCCTACCATGCCTTGAAGTGCTTGACCAAGACGACCGGTACCAAACTGTGATTCACCACTAAGCATATTTTTGAATGCGTCGTAACCCGACTGCTTACTTGCTTGATTAGTGAGATAGTTAACAGCACCAGACTTAAGGTTAATACCAGTCTTGTCTGCTCCACCTAGTTTTGTATTGATTTTATCAAGTTGTTTGATAACTTGACCTTGTGATTTACCAGTTGTTTCAAGGATATTCTTAAGCTCTTTACTACCAATACCACCTCCACCACCTGCGATTCTAAGACCTTGACCAAGAGTAGAAGGTTTTGTAGTATTAGAGGTAGTTGGCATAGCTGGCTGACCTGGGATCGGCTTATTACCAAAGCCAGGTTTGTTGTCGGTTTTCTTAGCCATTGTTCTCTTCGTTGAGTTGGTGTTGGATCCACTCGACCACAGAACGTTGGCCAGAGCGGTACATTATTAATGAGTGTGAGTCATCCGGGTGGGGATTAAGTGGTGGGAAGTTCTCTTCTAGTTGTGTTACAAGAGAGGTAAGCTGGAGACCATGGGTCTCAAGCATACTGAGGGAGATTGGGGTTTGCATGTTCAAAGAACGCTGGCATACGTGCTCGCTTTGTATCAGAAAGCTCTGGAGCCTTCCCTTCATACATCAAACGATCACTTGCATCCAGCCAAAATTTTTTGTCTAGATATTTATAGGTAGACGCTTTCAAAGGTGACATAACCCAATTGATAGTCGCCTTACGTAGCTTGTCCAAGGAGGGGCTGATCTCCAACCCAAGCTCCTTACACACAAGGCTGTTAGCTGCTACATGGACTTGCTCATCTCGGCTGATGTCAGCGGAGACTGTGCGGAGACCAGCGTCACCATTAAAGCGGAAGAAGGGGAGTAGTACGAAGAAAATTGCACGCTCGGCAACCAGTGCTTTAAGGACTGTGTGATCAGGATGCGCTTCCCAAGCATCCCTAAGGCGCTTTGCTTCGGCTTCAGCAGTTTCGTCAACACCCAAAGCATTGGCGATGTAACCGAGAGCCAGGTCGTGGTTTTCTTCGTCTTTGACATTAGATCGGAGCAGGTCTGCCGATAGGCTTGGAATTTCACTAAGGGCATCTTGAATGAAGCTACCAACGGGGAGTTCCATGTGCCGCATTGCAAGCGCACGGTAGATAGTTTCTTGTGAGCCATCACGAACGGTTCCAGCAGTGGTTTGAACAGGAGTCCAGGTACGCTTACGTTGTTGTAGTTTTTGATAAGGGTTCATTCGCCGCAATTACAATCAGGAGCTGAGTTAAGAATAGACTCCAGGTAATCATCGACTTCAGCTTCATCCAGTGCTGCATATGCGCTGGATTTATCCTGAACGTCTCCCATCACTTGGAGTGAGTAGTAAAGAGATGTTTGGGGGCTATCCAGCCACTCCTCAATGAAGTCCTCATCATACGTGATCACATCAGACCACGAGTTGAATGAGTATCCATGAAGAAGACCCGTCTTATCGAGCATACGGACAATCTCATCCGCAACTCGCTTGTAGTTCTCCCAGCCAACTTCAGAGGCGATCTCTACATCACCATAGTCGAAGCTCTGGACGCCGAAGGTACCGCTATCACGGTCAACTTGGCGGGCAATAGGAGGAGCAATCTCAGGACAAGTAGTATACCCATCCAGATCTTTGTATCGATAACTGCAAGATGCTGTAGGTGCAATGGCAAACGCTCGGTCCATCTTGTTGATACGGGCGGTGTGTGCCGCTGCAGTCACGCCAGCATTGATCTCAGCTGCAAGGATATGGGCAGGTGTCTGTGCCATCTGTCCATCATTGATATCCTTGAGAGCCTTACCAAACACTTCATAGGTAACGTTGTAACGCCTCAAAAGGTTGGCAAGTCCCAGCAATCCGAGACCAACTTGGCGATCTGTGCTTGAAGGTAGGTATTCTCCGCTTTCGCCAACATTTGTTTTTCCGTGAAGTGAGCACAGTTCGGACATTCCGTGAACGAACGCACCTTGAATGTCATTGAGTTCACATCCGCCGAGGTTAACATGTTGAAGTAGACAGGTTCCTCGTGATGGCAGGTATACTTCCAGGCAAACGTTACCCCTGATTCGATTTCCATTCTTGTCTACCTTTGTTTTATTGAGCCAGATGTCACCCTTTTTGATTCCTTCAAGGAGAGCTTCTCGTACCTCTGGAGTGGTTGCTTCCCACCACGGGCGATTAATGTTGACACAGCGTTTAACCCAAGGCAGATCAGAGCGGAGAGCAGTAATAAACTCCAGCACATCAGGATGGTTAAGATCAAGGTGCAGTACAACAGCTCCATTCTTGTAGATACCTCCACGACGAAGGATCTCATTTAGTGTTGAGTAGATCTTGGCAAAAGATACGGGGCCTGATGCAACCAAGCCTTTATCATTCTCCTCTCCTCGTGGCCGGAGTTTAGATAGATGGACTGCAACTCCCGCTCCATAGCGTAGAGCGTGCGAAACAAATCGCCAAGATGCTTCGATTCCATTGGGACCCTCCATGGTGTCCTCTACAACAAATACTGTACACGACACAGGGAGTCGTGAGGTAGGATCATCGATCCAAGATTGAACACGCCCAGTGCGGGCAATAAGGTCGGTGGCAGGCATACTAGACAAGGTCACTAAGGTTTGGTGGTTCGTAATTAGGTCCCTTAAGGACTTTACCATCCTCTCGGTAAACAGGTTCTCCGTCCTCCCCAAGCTTACTCATATTGCTTCGGTGGACACGGTTGAGAGCTTCATCGAGATCCCAACCAAGGTTTTCTGCGTATTGATAGCAGACATAGACAAGATCAGCTAACTCTTTCAGGGTATCGGTAGCATTAACTACGAATCCTGTAAGTAGCTGGTTTTCAGCTTCAAGAAACTCTTTGAATTCCTCAACGATCAAAGTCCGCTGCATAGTCCGTGAAGCTGGACTCGTACTGTTCTTGACCCGGAAACTTCTCCGGAATTCCTTTGCTTGGATACTGAGAAAGGACTTCGCTTTCAAGCTCATTTTGAAGATAGTGGATTGCTTTTTTAAGATCTTCTACTTTGCTGTCTTTATAGCCAGCACGGCAGATATATTTGATTGCATTGCCAAGATGGAAATTCAGTCCTTGGTCTCGGATGAAGTCCCAAACTTGAATCGACCCTCGCTTGTAGTAGGTTGGGCCGTAGGAACTGGAGTTGGCCATTTCTTGACTAGGTTGGATACTGTGTTGCAGAGAGTGAAGTTTTGGCGTTGTAGTGCCATGAAGATAGTGATTACATCTTCTAACTTTGTTTCTGAGTGACGCAGTGCATTCTCAATCTGTTTGAGTTTGAACTGCTGCTCCATTGTCAGCTCCATTACTGGGGCTGGGAGACCAAAGTCTTGGTTCTTGATTGGTGAAATCATAGTCATCACATTGTAGAATCTTAGCGAGGCGTGCATTCATGAGAGCTACATCTTCTCCAAGATCCTTCTCAGCAAATGCTTTAACTACTGTATCCCAAGTGTAGCCTTCTTTTTCAAAGAGAGCAACAGCACGTTTAATACCAATACCAGGTACACCAGCATAACCATCTGTTTGATCACCAGCAAGTGTCTGGATAAGGTGCCATCTACGGCCTTCCTCAGGCTCTATAGTAACCACCCCATCAGTTAGGTCATAGAGATCACCAGGTATCTGCCGCATGTCCTTATCAGGGCTGCAGAGGATGTGTCCGGGTTCTTTAGTGGCGTAGATACCAAGGGCATCATCAGCCTCTAGTGTGGGCATTATAACAACGTTGTAGTTCTCCTTGAGTTTATTGATGACTCTTTTGTAGCCACACGGTTTCTTTCGATTTCGATGTCCTTTATACGCTGGATCAATAGATTTACGAAAGTTGATGCTATCACTAAAAAACAAAATAGAGTCATCGAAACATCCAAGGTCTGTTGCGATGTTATAGAGTTCCCGTTCAACGTACTCATAGGCTTCATTGAAGTTGGAGGTGACGACGATAAGGTCTTCTCCAAAGTCAATTTCTGTTTCAGCTCCGGCACAACATTTATAGACGATAAAGTCAGCATCAATGAGTAGGCTCACTTACCCTGACCCCTACGCAGTTTGCGTCCATGAGATGGTAGTGAGCGTGTACCGTTACCTTGTCGGGTACGTTTGTATTTAGCACGGGACTTAAACTCTACACGTCCAAGTGCAGTCTTTGATTTAACAGCCATAATTAGTGTACATCTGCCCAGGTGGATCCGATCTTACCCTCGGCAGCGATAGGGATTCGGAGGTTGTAGTATTCGCCAGCTAGTGCAGCACACATCTCTAGGTGATCCTTGAGATCCTCTGCATAAGTTGGTAAGCATTCCCACTGCAATTCGTCGTGGATAAATGCTAGTTGGTGAGTGTGACTAAGATAGTCATTATCAATGGTTGGGAAGTTCTGATTAGCAATAACCATCCACCGCTTAGCCACAACACCTGCCCCTGACTGGAGCAAGTAATTGAGAGCCTTGTGTGGACTATCTACAGGTATCTTCCGTGTATCTATGGACCTGATAAAGCCTCGCTCACCTGCTTGACGAACAGCGGTAAGAAGACTATCCAGGCCGTCAATGGCAGCAACATAAGCAGCTCGTATCTCTGCCCCCTTTTCTTTTGCCTTGTTCGGGGATAAGCTTTGGTCATAACTAAGTCCAATCTTTTGATCACCTGCCCCATACAGAAACGCATAGGTAACAGTCTTTACTAGTCGCCTCGATATGCCTATCTTGTCGGCGTTCTCTTGGTGTATGTCACCGTTGAGAAGAACATCTCCGTAGCGGCCTCCATCATATCTGGCAAGGTAGTGTGCGAGCATTCTAAGTTCAATGCCTGCGAGATCAGCGCCAACCATGACATGTCCAGGGCTAGCACAAAATAACTTTCTAAAGTTAAGACCACTTGGTACTTGTGCAAGGTTTGGGTTACGGTGTGCACACCTGTGTGTGTTAGTAGCAACCGAACAGTGGTGGTGAATACGGTTACCCTTGACTAGCTTAAGCCAAGCGTTGTTGCCCTCAGATAGCATACCTAGTTGTTTAGTGAGCTCAAGGCAACGAAAGAACTGTAATGCCTCCTCTGTCCCTATATCTTTAAGAACAGTCTCATCAATGGCAGTCTTGCCACTTGCTGTTTCTTTATCTGGGATCCAACCATGATGGTTCTTCATGACCCATGCAATGTGATCACGACTACCAGGGTTGAACTCCTTTAGTTTAGTGAGAGGAGCTCCTGCGACGTATCCAGTTGTGCGGTTAACTCGTTTAGGAGTGAACTCTCTGTCTTTAATGAGAGGGTACCGGTTGCGTAGTAGCTGAGTAAGTCCTTCAAGCTCTCGTCTGAGAGTCGATTCAAGTTCCCATGCAGCTCTTTCATCAAAGTACCACCCATGTATCTCTTGCTGGGTGAGGATTGTTGCGACATCATGTTCTAGTTGGATGAAGTCAGGTATGGGTGGAAATGTTGCCATAACTTCTGTGTTACTTTTACGTCTTGTATGCAGTAGTCCTGCATTTCTTGCGACCAGTTCTTCCAGTCAGTGTCCTTACCAAACTCTCCCTTGTAGACACCTAACCTATACCCATAGGACTCTAGTGAATGACGACCAAGAAGTTTAGGAGGCATGTTACCCCACTTACGCTTTTGATCAGTCTTCAACATATCAGCGTGATAAATACGGCTGAGAACCAAAGTATCCACAACCCTAGCGTTGTGGGTAAACCAAGGATAGAGTTTACGGATAACAGGAAGATCATAGCCGACAATATTATGGCCAATAAGGCAACAGGCATCCTCAAGTAATTGGACACCTTTTGTAATCGGCTGCGCATCACCTTCATCATTGAAGACAAGAGTCTGTTCAGTGTCAAGATCATAGATGCCGATACAGTGGATCTTGGTAGCATCATTGTATAGGCCGTCTGTTTCTAAGTCAAAGATCAGGTTCACTTACCAGTCCACTTGTAGGTCTTATCAACAAACTGTGCTCGTTTGATTGCCTCAGGAGTAGGTGGGTTTGGTTTAGTCAACATAGCTTGCTGATGTGGTGATTCAAAAGTCTGTCGTTGGGTCGAAGTCATTAGCTTCAGTCTCAGTGAATTTACAAGTATCAAGGTCATAGGTTAGCTGACAAGCTACACCTACTTCCCCACTATAACGGTTTTTGAGGACTCGCACAGTCGTTGAAGAGCCTCCTCGATCCGCCTGCTGGTTCCGTTCAAGCGCAATAACTCCATCTGACAATTGAGCAATAGCTGCCGAACCTCGAAGTTGTCCAAGGGTAACTCGTGCTCCTTCTTCATGATTTGTGTCATTGGATGTGCGTCGTAGGTGAGATACAAGGAACATAGCAATACCTGTACGCTCTACAAGAGAACGTAACTTGGTCATAGTAACATCAATCATTCTCCTTTCATCACCCTCTAGTCCAGACATCAGGATTGAGAGGTGGTCAAGGAAGATGACTTTAGTATCTAACCCGCAAGCAAGGTATTCAATTCGGTTATAGATAACGTCTGGGTCGAAAGAACCGAAGCCATCAAAAAGAAACAGGTTCCACTTAGCAAGACTGTGATTATAAGCTTCGGTGAGGGCAGTTCGGTCATGGTTACCAAGGTGAAGTGATTTACCAACAGCAGCGGACATCAGTCCGAGAGCGGTACGACGATTAGATTCTTCAAGTGCCAAGTAACCAACCCGTTCTCCTCTACTAAGTAAGTTAGTTGCGAGTTCGCGGCAAAAGGACGATTTCCCAATCCCTGACCCAGCAGTAATTGTGACAAGCTCTCCATACCTGATCCCGTGAAGTTTTGATTGAAGTCCTTGAAATGGATAGTCATGATCTGACGGTGGATTAGGGGTAGTTACTATTTCTAGTAGACTTTTACCATCTATAATTCCGTCTGGACGGTAAGGCTTCGCGTCCCAAATAGCTCGACGAATCGCCTCAGTGTCATTGACCTGGAGAGCGTCTGACGCATCCTTGTATTCCTCAAGTCTTGCGATCTTTGTCTTGCCAGGTGGTAGGACCCCTGCCGCGTCCTCCGACGCTTTACGGCCTGCCTCGTCATTGTCGAAGAACAGGACAATCTCCTCATAACCCTGGAGCCATTGGAGAGCCCGTTGAATCGACTTCCTGGCCGCTGCGGCACCGCTAGGTAGAGATACCATCGGCCACCCCGGCATAGCCTCACTACATGAAGCTGCATCGAGTTCCCCCTCAGTGATAACGACTCGTTTTCCAGTGGCGGGAAACAAATGTTGTCCAAAGAGTGTTCCAGGTGTTTCTCCCTCATAAGTGAATAGCTTGCTCTTTGTCTTTACCTTGCAGCCTTTAGCGACTCCAGCATCGTCGAAATAATAGAAGCGTAAAACGTCTCCGTCTTTGTAGATGCGGTATTGTTGGCAAACCTTTTCAGAGATGTTCCGCTTTTGCAGCCGCTCGGCTGAACCTCGGAGTTGGACATTGGTGGACATTTTATGAGTGTGAACGTCGCCATCACCTTTGGTGTAGGCGTTACATGAGAAACAAAAAGTGTGGCCATCTGTGTACAGACTAGCTGCATCAGATGACCCACAGGTATCACACGGTAAGTGCCTGACGAACTCGCTTTCGGATGTCTGCATAAGTTCGTGCTTGCTCATCGTGATACTCGAACCATGAGTCTAGTGCTTGATAGAAACCTTGAATGATGTTCTCCGTAGTAGTGGGATCGTCTGACTGCACATCAGCTAGCAGATCACCAAACATATCAGAGTAGAATTCAACTGTACCGTATTGTGTGGGGCGCATTACTTTTGGTGGTAACTTTGGATCAGTTCTTCGTAAGCATCGAGTTCTTCCTCGAAGGCTTCGATGATATCATTAGGTGAACTTGTGCTATCAAAGGCGTCAATCAGAGCAGCAACAACCTGCCTGATTTTATTTACGTCAGCCATGAAATAGGTATCGAGTGGAACGAACAGTATTGGAAGCCATGCTTCTCACACCACTTAGCGTAGGTGGTCTTAGATCCTTTGTAGATCTTATTGTGGGGTGATTGAAATACGAAACGAATGTCAAGGTCAGGATGTGCAGACTTAACTGCTTTCATCTTACGCCTATCCTCCTCCGTTAGTTGACCCTTGGTCTCTAGATAGATACCGTTAGGTAGGAGGAAGTCTGGCGTATAGTTACATTGCAGTACGTAAGGCACCTTAGTTGATTCGTATTCGTACTTCACACCCAGGTTGGTGAGAAGATCAGCGACCTTCTCTTCAAGTCCCGAGCGGAATGCCATCAGAAGTCATCATCCTCTACGACATCCTCAACCACATCAGCAGTGGCAGTAGTAGGTACAGAGCTAGCCTTGAAGCCAGTGGTCTGACCAAACAGTGCAGCTACTTCAGTATCACCAAGGTCACCGCGATCAATGCCAGCAGCACCACCAAGCTCTACGATCTGTACACCAACAAGCTTAAGGCTAGTGCCATAGGTGACACCATCCTTGAGGATGTAGGGCTTTTGGCGGAAGGCAAGCTTTACCTTACTACCACTGTAGACAGGCAGATCACGGTTAGTGATAGGCGTGCCCTCACTATCTACGACAGGAGGACGGTTCTCTTCATTCCAGGAGAACTTAGTCTTATAGGAACCTTCAGTTACCTCTTCCCATGGTTCAGGCTTGAGGACACTACGCTTGGGGTTCTTTAGTTTGGACTCTGCCCACTTGAGTGTTTCTTTGCGATCCTCCTCCAATGCTTCGATAAGCTGGGAGTCCAGGAGTGCAGACAGTGAGTAGCCAAACTTAGATGGTTTCAGTACAGCTTGATAACCTTCAAGGACAACAGGCTGTTGAGTAACGTGGATGGGTTGTGACATTAACAAAAGAAGTAAGTGGATTCGATCACGGTCTCTGGTTCTAGATCACCAATGATCGGTGGGTCAGTCTCTGCTCCAATGTATTGGGCAAAGTCTCGTAGGTAATCATGCTCTGCGAATAGGTGCATGTATGTCTCTCTAACAATAGTAGACAGGGAGGACATATCCGTTGCACGGCAAAGCACAGAATCATGAATGAGAGCAATGGGTGCATCAAAGCGTAAGACACTCAAATGTAGCAAGCTAGCATCTAGTGAGTGGATAAGGTTAGGAGCAGTTGCATTCTTGTGGTGGTTGAGGTCAACCTCATCAGTCTCCCCTACCGCCACCTTCATCTTACAACGACCTAATAGCTGCAGCTCCATAGACTGGAACTTCTTCTTGTTGAGCTTTTGGTGTACAACAAACCCAGATGGTGTCACCCATTCCAAATGTTGAGCACCACGCTTAACAGCAGCAGCTACTTCAGCCTCGATCCATTTCATGACAGCCATTGGACCTGGTACGACCACATCCATAGCTGACCTGATAGCTTTAACAACTTGAGTTAGCTCTTCCTTATCAAGTTCTATCCCATCCTCCAAGAAAGCCTCTTTAATGTAACCCCTGTTGGAGTAAGGCTTAGCATTGTATGGGATAGTCATAACACAGCGCTTGGTCTTCTTCCTGTCTAGGTAAGGACGTAAGCGTTCAGGGACTGATGGCATTGCTACCTCAGCTACTACCTTGTAAGCATCTTGGGGTTTATCACCAGGTAGAACGTTTACAAGTTTAGCTGTTGACTTATCCCGTGCGAGTCCAGCCAAGATCTGGAGACCACTACAGGTAGCGTCTACAGCAATAGGCAGGGATGTGAATTGTCTATCAGCTGTGATCACACAATGATAATACTCATCACAACTAGCAAGGAATTGCCATGGTTCTTCTGCTGATTCCCATTCAGGTAAAGACCTAATTGGATCAGTAGCGATTCGGCTGATGAG